TCTCACCGTGCAGCTCACGCCGGCGCAGCAGGCCGCGGCGCTGCTGGCCAGCGGCACGGTGCAGGTCAATAGCACCGCCACGCCCGCGCTCAGCGGCACCTATGCCATCGACCCGCTCAGCCGCGGCAACATCATCGCCGTGCAGACTAGCATCAACGCCGGGCTCGGCTTGCCCGGCGGCGGCTCCACCTTCAGCTACCTCGACGCGGCTGGGGCCGCGCACGCTTTTGGCGCGACCGATTTCACGCATTTCGCCACGGCGATCCGCGATTATGTCTATGCGCTCACCCAGGTTGCTTCGGGCGGATCGAACACCCTGCCAGCCACCCCGCTCACCATCCCCTAAATGCGCATTCCCCTCGTTGGCGGCGCCTACACCGCGCGCTCCGTCATTGCTGAAGCGCAGCGCTGCCTGAACCTCTACCCGGAAAGCAACCCGCAGGACGCACCTACTCCGGTGACGCATTACCCAACGCCAGGTCTCAGACTTTTGGCGACGGCGCCCGTGGGCGGCGTGGTGCGCGGCCTCTATCGCTTTTCGAACGGGCTCGGCCTCATCGCGGTGGTAGGCAACAAGGTCTACTATGTTTCACCGAGCTGGGTATTTACTTTGCTTGGCACGATCGGCACCACTTCCGGCCAGGTGTCGATTGCTGACAACGGCACGACGGCGGTGCTGGTGGATGGCTCGGCCAGCGGCTACACGATCAATTTGAACACGAATGCTTTTGCCACGATTAGCGATCCGGCCTTCTATGGTGCCGATCGGGTCGAATTTCTCGATACTTATCTGTTGTTCAACAAGCCGGGCACACCGCAATTTTATACGACCACTTCTAATGTCGTTACGCCGTTCGACGCTACATATTTCGCCAACAAAAGCGGGTATGCGGACCCGCTGGTGGGCATCGCGATCATTCATCGCGAAATCTGGCTGATCGGCCAGCTGACCACCGAAGTCTGGTATAACGTGGGCGGGAACGCGTTTCCGTTTGCTCGGCTGCCCGGCACGTTCATCGAGCAGGGCTGTGTGGCGAAATACTCGATCGCCAAGGCCGATACATCGGTGTTCTGGCTGAGCCAGAACCTGCAGGGTGAGCTGATCGTGCTGCAGGGCGAAAACTACCAAGCTAAGCGGGTATCGACGCACGCGATTGAAAGCGCATGGGCCGGATATCCCACCGTTTCGGACGCCATCGCCTTCACCTATCAGCAGATGGGGCATTTGTTCTATGTGCTGACGTTTCCCACCGTGAATAAAACCTGGTGCTACGATATGGCCACTGGCCTGTGGCACGAGCGGGCCTATACGGGGCCGGATGGGTTGCACGAGGGGCGGCATCTGGCGAATTGCCATTCGTTCGTTTACAACACGAATGTGGTTGGCGATTACTCGGGGAACGGCCAGATTTATGCCTTTGATCCGGCGGTTTATACCGACAACACCATTCCCATAATGCGGCGCAGGGGATTTCCTCATTTGGTGCAAGATGGGAAGCGGATCATATACCGGGCGCTCATCGCAGATATGGAAGTCGGCACCGATACGAATTTGTCGGACACGCCGCTAGTGAGCCTGCGCTGGAGCGACACTCGCGGCCAGACCTGGAATAACCCGGTGACCGGCAGCATGGGGCAGACTGGCCAGTATCTTACTTCAATTCAATGGCAAAGACTTGGTTATGCCCGCGACCGATGCTTCGAGCTGTTCTGGTCTGCAAACGTTCAAACCGCGTTGCAGGGGGCCTTTATTCAAATTGATCCCTGTAGCTCGTGAGCGCGGTTCCAAGTTCGCAGGCGCCCTTCATCGTCGCCGGCACCGATGATATTGCGCTCCCCTGGTATAGTTTCCTGGTCAACCTTGCATCGGCTGCTGGCGTGGCCGTGCCCAACTCAGCGGTGCCATTTAGGATTTCCAGCACGGACACAATCAGCCTTACTTGGTATCGCTTTCTGGTTAGTCTTGCGCTGAACGCCGGCCTGCCCGTGCCGAGTTCGGTTGCGCCGTTCACCATTCCTGGCACCGACACGATCAGCCCGGTGTGGTATCGGTTTCTGGTGGGGCTGAGCCCATAAAAGTTTAGGAGCTTTATGCGTAACTTCCAGCTAATTGCTGGCGGGGTGGACGTGCTGCCGCTGGCCCATGCCGTGCAACGTCAGCCCGAGCTTTGGAACGCGAACCGCTTCCGCACCACCTTTCCCAACACACCACACGGTGACGTAGACGATATCTGGCTCCGGTTCTCGGATGCTTCGAAATGCACCACCACCACCAATGTAATCGGGGACGATCATCCGGTATGGCACCCGGCCGCGGCGAAATTGCCGCAAGCCAAGGTGCTGGTTCTCGATTTGATGCGCCGCGTGGATGGCTACGAGTTGGGGCGGCTGCTGATCACCCGGCTACGCCCAGGTGGGCGTATCTTGCCGCACGTCGATAAGGATGGTGATTATGTGCAAACGCCGGATCGGGTCCGGTATCACGTTGTCCTACAAGGATTGCCCGGATCGCTGTATCGCTGCGGTGATGAAACAATCTGCATGCGGTCGGGCGAGGTATGGTGGTTTCGGCCGGACGTCGAGCACGAAGTTATCAACAATTCGGCTGATGATCGCATTCACCTGCTGGTGGATGTGCGCACGTGGCCCTCATAACCTTCTCCTGGGAGCCGCTCGAATGGTTGCTGGCAGAAGGCGTCGAGGAACTGACGCGTCAGCATTGGGAGGAAATTGCGCTCGATAAGGAGCAGGTGCCGCTCGATACCAATTGGCGCGAATATCTTCAGCTCGAAGCAACAGGGCGCTGGCGGGCGTTTGCGGCCCGCAAGAATGGCAAGCTGATCGGCTATATCACCTGGTGGATTGGTAAGCATGTGCGCTATCGCGGCACCACTTATTGCGAGGCGGATGTGTTTTTCATCCTGCCCGAGCACCGCAACGGGCTGGTGGGATATCGGCTGTTTAGCGAGGCGCTAAAAGCCTTGCCCAAGCCGTGCAAGGTGCTGATCAATGAAAAGATTGGGTTCAAAGATGGACGTGTGGGCAAGTTGCTCGAGCGGCTCGGCATGAAGCCGATCGAAGTCGTTTATAGCAGGTATTTGAAGGAATAGACGCATGGTAGCGGCTGCAATCGCTGGCGCAGGGGTAGCTTCCGCTGCGGCGAGCGCTGGTGGGTCTATGATGCAATCGAGTGCGGCTGGTGCCGCCTCGAAAGCTGCCCAGGCGGCTCAGAACGCTTCGCTCGCCCAGCAGGCGGCTGAATGGCAATATGCCCAAGCGATTCAGCAGCCGTATGTCCAGACTGGTTACGCGGGTGCGAACGATCTGCAGGCGCGCGAGGCGCAATTCGCCAATTACCTTTCGCCCTATTTGCCGCAGGCGGCAGCAAATTTGCCGGGCTCGCCGATTATGCCGGGCGTGCCATCGATACCTGGCTTGCCGGGCGCGCCCTCGCCTATACCGATCGCCTCTGCCCCTGGGCAAATGACGCAAGCCGAGCTTGCGGCGACACCCGGCTACCAATTCACCCTGAACCAGGGGCTGCAGGCGGTGCAGAACTCCGCCGCTGCGAAGGGGCTCGGGGTAAGCGGGGCCGCCTTGAAGGGCGCAGCGGATTACGCCACCGGGCTGGCCGATAGCACCTACCAGACCCAATTCAATATCGCCCAGCAGCGCTGGCAGGACCAGCTGCAAGCAGCAAATCTGGGCTACAATCAGCAGCAACAGAGCTGGCAAGACACGTTCACCGGCGCGCTGGCGAATTTCGGCAATCAGCAGCAGGTTTATGCCGATCAGCTGCAGAACGCGCAGCAAAATTTCCAGAATAAACTAAATCTATCGAATGCTTATCTCGGCCTCGGGCAGGCTGATATCAATCAGCTGCAAGGCAATTATCAGCGGGCTTACAACATCGCGGCTTTGGGGGCGAATGTGGCCACCGGGGCTGGTTCGCAAACCACGCAGGCGGCGGCCAATATGGGCAATACGATAGGCCAGATGGGCCAGGCGCAAGCAGCCGGGATCATGGGCCAGGGCAATGCGTTAGCCGGCGGCCTGAGCAACATCGGTAGCACGATCGGCAATCTGCCGATGCAGTATCTGATGATGAACAAGCTGTTCGGAAGCCCAGCGACGCCGACGCCGACGCCAGCCCCGGGCGGTGAGCTGGGCATAGGAGTGTAAGGACGCCAAATGTCCGGCACCACAGGCAATTACTCATTCATTGCCAATCCGCTGAACCCAAAGCAGGACCAGCCCGCTAATCCGCTGACGATGGGCGTGCAGTATGCTTATCTGCAGAACGCTCTCAACGAAAATCAGAAGTTTCAGGCGCAACAGGC